CAACTTGACGAAATAATTCCTGCAATAATCGGAGGTTTAGGTCTAGCGGCTCGAGCAGGGTTAGGTGCTGTTGGTACAGTTGCAAGGGTCGGCGCCCAAGCGGCAGGAGCGGTAGCAAGAGGTGTTGGTTCCGCGGCAGGAGCGGTAGCAAGAGGTGTTGGTAATATTGCAACACAAGCCGGACGCACTGCATCAAGAATAACAAAAAAAGCAGGACAAAACATGGCAAAAAATTATGCTAAAGATACTGCTAAAAAACTATCATCACAAGGAACACAAGGAACACAAGGAACCATTGGAACAGATCCAAGTGAAAACCCAGGTGCAAATTTACAAAGAGGAATGGATATAACAATACCAATTGTTGATCCTAAAAAACCAGACAAAGCACAGCAAACACCTATGCAGGTTAAATCTGTAACAGGTCAAGAAATTGAATTAATCAATAAAAAACACAAACCTGGTCAACCCAAAACTATCAAATTCGATAAAAAAGATCTTGCGTTTTAATTAAGTAAGTGTTATAATACAACACTATGAAACCCGAAGTGAAAAATTTAGTTACCGCTTTTGCGGAAACTGCTCAAGCAGTAAAACTTCGCCTAAAAAAGAGCGGGTTTGTATTGCCTGTGGCTCACAATGGTGGAATCAAATTTAAGCACTGTTTCATAAAGAAAAATAACAATGGTTGGTACGATGTAACCAATTTACATAATCCAAAAATAAAGTATTATCAAGATATTGCTAGCCATAAAATAGCAGTAGCACTAGCAATCTATATAGGACAGCAGGCCAAATTTAAAGAAAGCGAAATACTCAAAGAAGATCATGAATATATGCATTGGTTTAATGAAATACGCATATTCAAGCATTTATTAAATATTGCCATTAAAAACAATGATGATATTAAGATAGACATATATACAGCACGTATTGAGGAGTATATGCCACGCTATAAACGTGCTAAAATAGCAGTAAGCCGAATCCTTATTAAGGCTGAAAGTTTATTGTTTGACACTAAATAACACTATAATAACGTTAGGGGAATTATAACGATGAAAACATCTGATTTTATGAACACAGTTACAGTAGAGTCACTACAGAAGGACCTACGTAGCAAATATGGAGTATCTGTAGATATTGCAAAATACAGCAAAGCACAGTTAGAATCTTACAGTAAAAAGATTCAAGGTAAACTAAAAGAATTTGAAGTTAAAAATAAATTTAACGAATCACTAAACAATGAAGAATATCAAAAGACACTGCTTATCGGTAAGATAGTAGAGTCAGCAATTAATCAATATCTTGATAATCCCCTAGAAGTTGCTGATGAAGAAGATCTTGGCGAAGACGTTATTAATGTTGAAGCAGACGATGCAGATGTTGCAAAAGATTTTGCAGGAAGCAACGACGAAGCCCCTAAAGATGAGCCACAAGACTCAGGTGCTGATTCTAAGATAATGACAGCATTAAAAATGATCATGACAGACAAAAACAAAGCCAACATGGCTAGAATGGCTATCAAGAAGATCATGGGCGGTGAGCAACTTAATAGACAACAGATTGAAGCATTCAAAGATGCTATGATGTCAATGATGCAACCTTTCTTAAATCCTATGGGCGTTCAAAGAATTAAAGCATTGAAACGTGGCATGGGCGAAAGCGTTATCAAAGAAGGTGCAGAAGAACAAGCAGAATTAACAATGGCGGCTAAGGACATGGTAGATAGATTTACTGCGTTCTTGGAAGACGTTGCTGAAATGGGTGCGGAAGGTATGCTTGAACTAGCAGATTCAATTAGAGATGAACTAGGACAAGAGCAAGCAGATAATTTTGTAAACACAGTTAAGCCTGCACTAGAACAAACACAACAAGTTTTAACTACATCACGTGAAGCACTAACAGCAGGCGTTGGTATTATCACAGGTGAAAGTGCTCCTGCAGATACTATTGGGGCTGAGCCAGAAGGCGACATTGAAGAGCCTATGGATACTGAAGAGCCAGTGGAACCAATTGAACCAACAGATGACGAGTTTGGTGCAAGCGAACCTGCTACCGGAGGCGAAGAGCCAGAAGGTAGAGAAAAGCGTGAAAGTTACACACCAAAGAAAAAGTCTATTGCAGAATCAACTCGCATAATGAAAAAGTTGGCTCAATAAGGAGTCAACATGAGACTTTTTGAAGTTGCAGGTAACGAACTAGAACAAGACCTAGTACTTCTATTTAGAAATCAAATTCAACGTGCAAACGCAGAAGGTACACCTGCTGAACTTTCTTACGAAGCAATTACAAATATAATGAAAGCATCCGGACATGGCAGTTTTGATTATGGTGTTTTTAAAAGTTTGTATGATGCTAGTCCAGAAATACAAGCGGTAGTACAAAACTTCAATGAAGACGGTGTTGTACTTAACACAAAAATGCAACAAGATGATGACGGCACAGTAGATAATGTTGACTCTAGTCCTACCAACAACGTAGAAAAGATGGCAAAACGAGCAACAAACCGCCGCTCATAACTTGACTTTCCCTAACCTATTACGTTATAATTACTGTTAACTATATAGGATTTTAAATTAATGGAACAACTTACCCCACCACCTTATGTGGAACGTTATGAATATCATTCAGTAAAGCAAATCAATCTAGAAGGCAAAAGACTTTACGAAGCACCTGATGGTACTAAAACACCAAGCGTTACAACTATCCTAAGTAAAACGAAGGATATGACGCATTTAAACGCATGGAAAAAACGTGTAGGTGAACAAGAAGCACAACGCATTACAACCGAAGCCGCAGGTGTTGGTACAGCAATGCATAACAACCTTGAACGATTTCTTATTGGAGAAGAACGCAAGCCTGGCAATAATCTAGTTCATGTACAAGCAAACAAAATGGCTGATGAAATTATCAAAAATGCACTGTGTGATGTAGATGAAATATGGGGTATTGAACAAGCATTATACTATCCTGAAATGTATTCGGGTACAACTGACTTAGTAGGTGTGTACAAAGGCAAGCCTGCTATTATGGACTTTAAACAAACTAACAAACCTAAGAAAAAGGAATGGGTTGAAGATTACTTCATGCAGTTAGCCGCTTATGCTCTAGCACATAACGCAGTATACGGTACTACAATTAACGAAGGACATGTATTCATGTGTTCACGTGATTGTCAATATCAGCAGTTTGACCTAGAACCTGGTGATTTTGAACACTGGTCGAACGAATGGTTAAAACGTGTTGAAGACTACTATACTAATCATCACTTCTAAATGGTAAATAGTGTTATAGATTAGGAGAACACAGTGGCAGTCGTACAAATTTCAAAAATACAGCACAGACGTGGTAAGGAAAATATTACAGGATTACCACAATTAGCCAGTGCGGAACTTGGCTGGGCCATTGATACACAAAAACTATATATTGGTAATGGTAGTGTAGACGAAGGTGCTCCTGCTGTAGGAAATACAGAAATCCTAACAGAAAAAACAAATATTTTTGAGTTACTTGATCAGTATGAATTTAAAGGTAATACAGATGCTATTGTGCAAACAGGTGAGTTTGCAAATGATCCTATTAAAAGAACAATTCAACAAAGACTTGATGACATAGTAAGCATTAAAAGTTTTGGTGTTGCAGGCGACGGTGTTACTGATGACACAGAAGCACTACAACGTGCTATTGATCAAATTTTCCTAAATTCAAGTGACAAGTTTAACGCTAATTCAAGACGCACACTAAAGTTTGAAGCAGGTGAATATAAAATTATTGGAACACTTTATATTCCTCCTTATGCTAATATCATCGGCGATGGACCAGATAAAACAATTATTAAAATGTATCCTGACCCTTCTGAACTAAGTCAGACTGCTAAACCAATTTTTCAAACAGTAGGTGGCGATAGTACACCAGGATCATATGTACAATTTGCAAGTATGCAAAACATTTACAGACCTGTGAATATTCTAATAAGTGGAGTAACACTTGAAGTTGATCAAACTGTGACAGCACATGCTCCAATAATGTATTTGGATAATACAACTGAAAGTATTTTTGACAATATGAAATTCAAAGGTCATTGGAGTTCATTAGATGGTTTAGATGTTGCTCAATGCGGAATTGAATTTAGAGGACTAGGTGCTCTAACAAGTGAAAATGTAAAAATTTCAAACTGTCAATTCACACAACTAGGTGTTGGTGTGTACAGCATTTATGATACACATACAATTACAATAAGTGATAGTTTGTTTACATTTGGTCATGTTGGTATTGATCTTGGAAGAACAAGTTCAGGTAGCGGTTCACAATCACAAGGACCTAGACAGTACCTAATTAGAAACAACAAGTTTGATAAAATTGATGATTTTGGTATTGCGGTACACGCACCAAATGGTACAACTCCATGGGGACATACATCAACAGGTAATATTTTTATTGATGTATCTAACAACGGTAACGGACAAAACAGTCCACAAGAAAGTGTAATTAAATTTGAAAGTGATTTATGTGAAAGCATTGGAGATTTCTTCGAAAGAGATGCTTATATTAATCAAACAACTTTAAGCACTGTACCGTTCAAGCCAAATGTTGACGGATACCATTATACAAAATCAAGAATTAAAACTGAAACACTTGCAGAAGTTGATTCTCCAACACAAATAATTAAACTTCCATTTAGAAAAGATAAGATTGCATACGTTGATTATCTTATTGTAAAAGATGGAACATCTGCAGATACCACAAGACAGGGTCGTTTAACAATTACAATTAGAAATGATTCTAGCATTAATGTTACTGACAGTTACAGTCATACAGGCAACAGCGATGGTGCTATTGAATGGACTGCTGTTTTAGATGACCTTGATTCAACTGTGGGAAGTGAAACAGTTAGCATAAAATATAGAAACCCAATCGGCAATGGTGTCGGTTCATTAACATATTCATTAAGTTATTTTGCGTAGTATTAGATGTTTCTAGAAACAACCGTTGATGAACGCATTACCTTATGGCGAGAATTTAGAAACACAATTGAAAGTTGCAAAGATCCTTTTACTAAAACTTTAAAGTTTTGGCAACAAGCACCCACAACAGAAAAGTATCTTAATCAATACAATTCTCAAGAATGGCCAACGCCTTGGGAACTATTAAAACAAAACCGGTATTGTCCCGTCGCTATACCCCTAATGATAGGATACACCTTGAAGTTAACTACTAGGTTTACCAAAGTGCCTGTTTTGATAAAAATTAGTATAGACATAAAGTCGCAAAGATATTATAATCTAGTTGAAGTTGAGGATACTACTATCGACTATGAAAATAATAGAGTTGTGCTAAGTAGTGAGTTACCGGACACGGTAGTTTGCCAGGAAGTAGTTGAATTATCTTAAAGATAGTAAATACTCAACTACTTAACGAATAGAAATTTTATTATAAGGAAAGAGGACATTATGAACGCATCTAAAGAAATTCTTATTACCAAAAGAGATGGAAGGAAAGAGAAACTAAATTTAGATAAGATTCATTTTGTTGTAGAAGAAGCATGTGACGACCTAACAGGAGTATCAGCATCACAAATAGAAATGAATGCGGACTTGCAGTTCTACGATGGAATGACAACTGACGAGATCCAAAACATTTTGATTCGCAGTGCAAACGATCTTATCTCATTAGAGTCACCAAATTATCAGTTCGCGGCGGCACGATTGTTGTTGTACGGACTACACAAACAAGTTTATGGTCGTTATGATCACGTAACTCTTTCCGAGATTATTGATAAGAATATCGAACGTGGTGTATATGATCCTGCTATTCGTGAAAAGTATACAGAAACAGAATTAAAAAAATTAAACACATTTATCAAACATGATCGTAACGAAGACTTTACATATGCTGGTCTTCGCCAGGTAGTAGACAAATACTTGTGTCAAGACAGAAGCAGTGGACAGATTTATGAAACTCCACAGTTTATGTACATGATGATTGCGGCTACATTGTTTGCTGAATATCCAAAGGAGACACGTTTACAATACGTGAAAAAATATTATGACGCGACCTCACTTTTTAAAGTCAACATTCCAACACCAGTCATGGCCGGAGTCCGTACTCCTATTAGGCAGTTTGCTAGTTGTGTTCTTGTTGATGTCGACGATACTCTTCCTAGCATTTTTAGTTCTAATTCCGCTATCGGTTATTACATTGCTCAGCGAGCAGGCATTGGTATCAATGCGGGCCGTATACGTGCGATTAACTCGAAAATCAGGGGCGGAGAAGTAGCACACACAGGTGTTGTCCCATTTCTTAAAGTTTACGAAGCAACAGTAAGAAGTTGTACACAAAACGGTGTGCGTGGTGGCAGTGCTACTACCCACTTCCCATTATGGCACTATGAAATTGAAGACATTCTTGTGCTAAAAAATAACAAAGGTACAGAAGACAACAGAGTACGTAAGTTGGACTATTCAATTCAACTTAACAAAGTGATGTATGAAAGACTATTGTCCGGTGGAGAAATAACTCTATTCTCGCCACATGATGTCCCAGGACTATACGAGGCATTCTATAGTGATCAAGAAAAATTTAAAGAACTATACGAACAATACGAACGCAAAACATCTATTCGTAAAAAGAAAATTGATGCACAAGAATTATTCACAGCACTATTAAAAGAACGTGCTGAAACAGGACGTATCTATATTATGAACGTGGATCACTGTAACAATCACAGTTCATTTAAAGATCCTGTTTACATGAGCAACTTGTGTCAAGAAATTACGTTACCTACCAAACCAATTCAGCACATTGATGACGACAATGGTGAAATTGCATTATGTATTCTTAGTGCAATCAACGTGGGTGCATTAACACTTAACAAAGAAAATTCAGAACTTGAAGAACTGTGTGACTTGTCCGTTCGAGCATTAGAGGAAATTATTGAATATCAAGGATATCCTGTTAAAGCGGCAGAGAAATCTACCAAGGCTCGACGCTCATTAGGTATTGGCTATATTGGCCTAGCACATTATCTAGCCAAGCACAAAGTCAAGTATGCCGATAAAGAAGCATGGAAACTTGTTCACGACCTAACTGAAAGTTTCCAATACTATCTGTTAAAAGCAAGTAATACACTAGCACAAGAAAGAGGTGCTTGTGAATACTTCAATAGGACTAAGTACAGCGATGGAATTTTACCTATTGATACATACAAAACAGATGTTGACGACATTGTTGGAAAGAAATTAAATCATGATTGGACTAGTCTTAGAAAGAGCATTAAGGCACACGGCTTACGGCACTCAACACTGTCCGCACAAATGCCATCGGAGAGCAGTTCCGTTGTGTCGAACGCAACGAATGGAATTGAACCGCCTAGAGGATACCTGTCCGTTAAGAAAAGCAAAAAAGGGCCTCTTAAGCAGATTGTTCCAGGCTATAACCAATTAAAGAATTTTTATACATTACTTTGGGACATGAAAGGCAACGAAGGATATATCAATATCGTTGCAGTTATGCAGAAGTTTTTTGATCAAGCCATTAGTGGTAACTGGTCGTATAATCCTTTGCAGTACGAAAACAACGAAGTACCAATGAGTGTAATGATGAAAGACATGCTGACAACATACAAAATGGGTTGGAAAACTTCTTATTACCAAAATACATATGACTTTAAAGGTGCAGAAGAAGAAACACATCAACCACAAGGTTTGGAAGATACACAGGTTGACACAAACACAAACGGTGTTACAATGGTAAATGGAACTAATGGTCATACCAATGGTGTCAATGGACATTCAAATGGTGAACCAGAAACAATCGCAGACGATTCAGAACATTGTGACGCCTGTGCTATATAGGACTTTATGACGAGAAAGAAAAAGGACACACAGACAAGAATGAGCAAAACAGTATTCAACCGAGAGAAGGTTGATTTCACCAAAGAGTACATGTTCTTTGGTGCAGATCAAAATACACAACGATATGATGTTTTTAAATATCCTGAGTATGACAAACTTAATCAAACCATGCTTGGATATTTTTGGCGTCCGGAAGAAGTTTCACTTCAAAAAGATAGAGGTGATTATCAAGAACTACGTCCGGAACAAAAACATATCTTTACTAGTAACTTAAAATATCAAACACTATTAGACAGTGTACAAGGTCGCGGTCCGTGTTTGAGTTTCTTGCCTTACTGTTCTAATCCAGAACTAGAAGGTTGTATTATTGCTTGGGACTTCTTTGAAACTATTCACAGTCGTTCATATACACACATTGTAAAAAATGTATATGCAAATCCTAGTGAAGTGTTTGACACTATCCTAGATGATGAGCGTATCATTGAACGTGCTATTAGTGTAACCAAACATTATGATGAATTTAATGAAATTGCTAGTAATTATTTTAACAAAGGCAAAGGCGATATCTATGATGTAAAAAAAGCATTGTATAAAGCCATGATGACCGTTAACATACTAGAAGGCTTGCGTTTCTATGTTTCATTTGCTTGTACTTTCGCATTTGGAGAGTTAAAGTTAATGGAGGGTAGTGCTAAGATTATTTCACTTATTGCACGTGATGAAGCAACACACCTTAACCTTTCAACACACATTCTCAAGCACTGGGCAAAAGGCGATGACGATCCGGACTTTAAAAAGATCGCAAAAGAACTTGAGCCTGAAGTATACGAACTTTGGCGTGAATGTGTTGAAGAAGAAAAACGTTGGGCGGATTACCTTTTCAAGGATGGTTCAATGATCGGATTGAATTCAAACTTGCTACACGCTTATGTTGAGTTTATTGCCAACAAGCGATTAAAAGCCTTAGGCTTGAATATGATTTATGATCGCCCACTTAACACTAACCCACTACCTTGGACACAGCATTGGTTAAGTTCTGCGGGTCTACAGGTTGCTCCACAAGAAACAGAAGTTGAATCATATTTGATCGGTGGAGTAAAGCAAGATATAAGTAAAGATACATTTAAGGACTTTAAACTATGATAGAAATATATGGAAAACCTCAGTGTCCCTTTTGCGACAAGGCAAAGAGTTTCTGCGAAACTAGAGGATTTAATTACACTTACAAATCACTAGGAACAGATTACACAAGAGAAGAACTAATGGAACAATTTCCAAACGCAAGAACAGTTCCACAAATTGTTATCAACGGAAAGAAAATCGGTGGCTATGATGCTTTTACGAAATACGTAGATGACACAGGATACAACGGAACAGGACACACACTATAATGTTAATTGAAGCACCATACAAAGACGGAGACATAGTTACACTTAAATTAACTTCCGGCGAAGAATTAGTAGGCAAACTTATTGAAGAAAAAGACGATGCTTACAAGATTAAAACTCCCCTTACACTAGTAATGGGTCAAGGAGGTATTGGATTACAACAATATCTTTTTACAGCAGAAGTAGACAAATCACACTTATTTCCTAAATCAAGTGTAACAATCATTACAAAAACAATGAAGCAGTTTGCTGAAGCATATCAAAAACAAACATCAGGATTAGTAACTGCTCCGGCTGGCCTAGCAAACGCACTTAAAACAAAATAAATACTCGTATGCACGAGTTTGTATTTCTAGTTGAAGGTAAAGAAGTAACAGTAAACTCTTGGGATGATATTCCTGAGGACTTCGACCATGTTATTAAATTTGTGCCTGAGATTCCAGAACCTCCGCATACTGAAGAACAGCATGACGAAATAGATAAGTGGAACTTTAGATTACAAACACTAATGGAGCGAGAAAGAAATGCCAGCAATAACAAGAATAGGTGATGCAGACGTAGCACATTGTTCGGGAATGACTAGAGCAGTTGGTTCGCCAACAGTGTTTGCTAATGGTATTGCTATTTCTAGACAAGGCGATGTAAACACAACACACCTACTACCAGGTGTTCCGTGTCCAGCACATGCGGCTCCTATTGCCGTTGGATCTACTACTGTTTTTGTAAACGGTAAAGGCTGTGGTAGAATAGGCGACGGAATCAGCGGATGCACGAGTGTTGCCGCTGGATCTTCTAATGTTTTTGCAGGTGGCTAAATTGATTTGTACGGTATAACTTTACCGTCTTTATCTCTAATTATTTCACCGTTAACTGTACCACACATTATTCCTCTAACACGTTCTGCGTCAGAATAATATCTACAGGGTTTTACTTCTTCGCCTTTCCAATAACGCTTACTTTGAACTGAAATTATCCCTCTTTGTTTTATACCAGCCATTATTTTCCTTGTCCTTTATAAAATTTAAGACTACGTTTTTTAGACTTGTTCATTGAACTCATCTTGCACGAACGTTTCTTACCTGATTGACTTGTTTTCTTAGGCGTTGAAATATGACGTTCATATCCTTTGTGTAATTTCATAGACTACCTGCCTAACTTTTTGCTTCTACCCATAGGTAGTGGTTGGATCATTTCGTAGATGTCGCCTTTTTTGGCTTCCCATTCTACTTTCACAAATTTACTCTGTGTACCTGATTGAAATGATTTGACTGCTTTTTTATAACTTACTGCTTCTTTAGTTTCTACCTTATCACCGTCCGTGAAGGTAAAAGTTCTCATCTTTGCCATAACCCTCCTTGGTTAGTTGTTTGGCTATTTTCTTGGACGTTAGTTATCATTTAATTAAAAAAATACGCACTTTATATCTTGACATTTCCAAATTAAGGTGCTATAAATATAGGGTAATTGTTGACGTCATTGTATGTCACAAGTACGAGACCAGGGGGCGGTACCCTGCACCTCCACCATAAGCACTCTATCCCAACCTGACGAGGGTGGATCGTAAAGAACTAAACAGAGTGCTTATGATGGGGGTGAACTAGGATCGATCGGCTTGTTAAGAATGAAAGAGATTACCGGTAAGGAACGACCGAGCAAATGTGGGGAGACTCACGCTATTTGTCCAAAAACCATAAATGCAAACGATAATTTTGCATCTGAAGAATTACGCCTAGCGGCGTAGTCCTACGGGGTTGGCAACTTACCTGGCAACAGAAAAGTTGCACCTAATAAATACACTATATTACACAATACATTACCTATAACAAAAAGAAGTCAACAAAGAAGGATCTTTCCACGCCATAGGCGATACATATTATAGAAAAATACATTATAGAAGTAGAATAGAGGCATTGGAAACTTTGTCTCTATTCTTTTATCTACGGTAAATACACGTAGGAGAACCGAGAAATATGACAGTAAAAGTAATAGATTCCTTTCGCATAATGAACTTCCAAAACGGTGTTAGTAGCGCCGGACAGGTGGTTGCAGATGCAGATAATGACACACTTACAGTAATTGGTGGAGCAGGAGTTAATTTTACTGTTGACCCAAATTCAGATGCTGTTACAATCAGCCTACAAAGTGCTGAAGAAATTGTTGCTGGAGCCATTGGTCGTGTTGAAATACGTGCAGATGATTCCACAGTAAGAATTGTACAAGGTGGAGAAAGTTTAGGTATTCTCGGAGATGGTGGTTTAGTATCAACAAGTTCAAATGCAGAAGGTGATATCACAATCGCAGTTGACAATGATCTATCAAATTACGATAATACAACAACAGCATTTATTTCTAATATCAATAATGAAAGCATAGACGATTTAAATGATGTAACACTGTCAGGTATTACTGATGGCGAACTTTTACAATACAGTTCAGGACAATTTATAAACAGAACAATTACTGAAGCAGGTTTTGCCGCAGTTTCAACAAGCGGAAGTTATGGCGACTTGAGTGGTAGACCAAACATTACATTTGACGGTGACATGAGTGGAAGCACTGGTGGTGCTTTGGCAGGCGGTGCAAGCACAGTTACACTTACACTTGATACAGTAAACTCAAACGTAGGTACATTTAATACAGTAACAGTAAACGCAAAAGGTTTGGTTACTAGTGCAAGCAATGTAAATTTTGCCACAGTAGCAACAACAGGTTCATATAACGACTTAACAGACTTACCTAGTCTAGCAGGAACATACGAATTTAATATTGCCGCTGATGATAGTACAACAGAAGTAATCAATTCAAATGAAACTATACAAATTGCTGGTGGCACAAACATAACAACAAGTTTAACAGATGGTGTTATTACTGTTAACGGTCCTACAAACTTATCACAGTTTACAAATGATACAGGGTTTATTACAGTAGACCAAGTACCACAAACATTTGGATTCAAAGTAGGTGCTGATGATTCAACTGCTAGAAACATAGGCAATGGTGAGCAGTTTAATATCTACGGTGGCACAGCAATTACAACCACAAGTGATGCAGAAGGTAACATTACAATTACAGGTGTTGCTCAAGACTTTAGTTGGGGTAGCATTACAGGAACTCCAACAACACTAGCAGGTTATGGTATTACAGATGCGGCAACATCAGCACAAGGTGCATTGGCTGACAGTGCATTACAATCAGGTGACAATGTTTCAACACTTGTAAATGATGCAGGTTATATCACAAACGCAGACATCTTTAAATTTAGTGTAGGTGCTGATGATAGCACACTACGTGAAATAACCAAAGACGAAAGCATTAAGTTTATTGGTGCTCAAAACATCACAACTGCAAGTGATGCAGAAGGTAACATTACTATTACAGGTCCAGACTTATCTGCTTACGGACAAACATTAAACACAGCAGGTAATACAGGTACAGGTAGTGTAGGTCTTACTTCAGAAACATTTACAGTGCTTGGAGTAACAGGTCAAGTGAAAGTAGATGCAAGTGCATTTGTTTTATCAATTGGATTAGAAAACCTAATTAACACAGATCTAAAAGGATCAGTATTTGCCGATGATTCAACTCTATTAGTAGACGGTGTTGGCGGTATTATTCCAAGTGCAAACATTGCAGGTACTGAAGCAACAAATTGGAACACAGCATACGGTTGGGGTAACCATGCAACAGCAGGTTATGCTTCAACAGGATATGTTGATACAGCAGTATCTAATTTAGTTGATAGTGCGCCAGGAACATTGGATACACTAAATGAATTAGCCGCGGCACTAAATGATGATGCCAATTTTGCTTCAACTATTACAACAAGATTTACAACAATAGAAAATAACATGTTCGCAATTGGTGCCGATGACAGCACATTACGAACAGTGAAACAGGGCGAAGGTATCAAAATTATTGGAGGTACCAATCTAACAACTTCAAGTGATGCCGAAGGTAACATTACTGTAGACTTTGTTAATCCAGGTTACATTACAGCAGGATTGGAAAGCGGAGACAATGTTAGTGAACTAGT